GGGTGGGCGGGCGCAAGGGATTGTTCTAATCCGCTTGACCGGGAATTCTGGTTTTTGTAACACCTCGGGACTACACATTTAAAAGACTTGCTATTTATTGAGATCCCAGTTATACTTAAAAGATACTAGACCGGAGTTTTATGATTCCAACTGAAATAGAAATATTAAATGAAGTAAGTAAACAATGGGTTTCTTGGCGCACCAAAAACGACGTTCGAAAAGATTCATGTATCCTGGGCTGTAACTTCGCGCATCAGATATTGGTCAAGATGGGGGTGGAGCACAAGGTGATTCCCATCGGGACTACCGTATTCAATCGAAGAGGTTGGGAACTTTTTGGAGTTCCGGTGAATCGGCTGCCCGCCGATGCATGGCAGGTTCATTGTTCAAGCGCATCACCCGGTAAAGGGTTTGGCGGACACATCGTAATCCAGACGAAGAACTATTTTTTTGATCCAACCGCGATCCAGTTTTCTAGACCCGAACGCAATATGTTCGTTGATGAAACCCTGATAGTCCCGTTTTCGGATATGGAAGTTCACAACCGGGACCCGAAGCCGCACCCAATTCATTTGATGTATCGAACGGAGAAGTTTTGGACTTTCCCAGTTGGTTCGGTTTTGTATTCGTATTACCTAGAGAAGTGGAACACAATTTACCGTAAAGCCCCCGACTGGCAAGTATCACCAAAAGAGTTAGGGATACCCGACATAGTCGCAGAGATGCGTAGGGGTATTTGACTTTGTAACACCCAGCCCATATACTTATATTGTTATATAAACCTAGACAACAAGGAGAAATTAGATGAGCGAATATACAAAATATATAGTCTTGGCAACTGACCCAAAAGATGTCAATGACATAGCGTTCAAAGACGGTTACTACCAACAGTGCGAGTGGTCAATCTTTGACGGAGTAAACGCGTTACAGTCAGCAGATTTTTTTGCAAAAAGATTGCGTGAGTATTTTAAAGAAGTTCAAGTTCGCAGCGTAGGCGAATTAAAAGACACATACAAGGTAGGTGCGTAATGGGATACACACACTACGCCTGTCGACCAGTTAAGAACGCAGGCTCTGCCTATTTCTATGGCAAGTTAGCATTAGACGCTAAGAAACTATGCGACTACGCAAACGCCAACGGTATTCGTATTCGTAATGGCGAGGGCTTAGGCGAACCTGAGTTCACGGAGTTCAGTTTTTCCATAAACGGCGACGCTGAGGGCTTTAGTGAAGACGGGCGAGACTTAGCGCACGAGACTTTTTACTGGGCAGGCATTCCAACTCACCCTAAGCATCGTGAAGGTGAACCCGAGTTCTTTAGTTTCTGTAAGACTGCCTACAAACCTTATGATGCCGTAGTTACGGCGATACTCATACGAGCCAAGCATATCTACGGCTCTTGTGTCTCTATCTCATCTGACGGCAACTGGCAAGACTGGCAGGCAGGGCGTGAACTCTATGAGCGAGTATTCAGCGAGGTTGCCGAGTGTCCATTCGAAAAGGTGGGTGCGTAATGAACCGGAATTTTAAAAGCACCTTATTGTTAGCAACGGCAATTATTGGGGTAACGGCGGCGTTCGTTATCGGCGAGAAAACTAGCAACAACTTTAATTGCGAACTAGCACCTCACACTGTTCAGCAAGGCGACACCCTATGGGGAATAGCAGAGAGCAAGTGCGAAGGCGACATTCAACGAGTAACCGACAACCTCGTAGACACCTATGGAACAAATATCCAAATAGGGCAGAACATTTACCTACCCGAGCACGAGAATTGTGAGTTACGACTTACCGACGGTGGGCAAGTAATCGAGGAGTGCGACTAAACTGGGTGAGTGTCAGATAAACATTTATACCTAGCCGATGACGACTTAATTTCTACCTCGCCCTATGACCGAGACGAAGTAGAACAAATAAAAGCGATACACGGTGCTAAATGGGATAAGGTAGCCAAGGTTTGGCGTATCCCGATGAGTTCAATCGTGGAAGCCCGAGAGTTCGCTATGCATAACGGGTTCACCATAGACCCACAAGTCTTAACATTCGACCTACCCGAGAAACTTAATCCAACTTTCGGCGTAACTCTTGAAGCCGACTTTATTTATATGTCATTCGCCTATGACCCTGTAAAAGTAAAAGCCGTCAAACAGATACCGAGCGTAACTTGGCACGCAAAAACTATGGCGTGGAGAGCACCCGTCGCAAGTATCGCCGAGTGCATTGAGTGGGCAGATAAGTTTAACCAAGGAGTTCCCAGCAACTTAAGCCAACTCGCAGCCCAACTAAAAGAAACACATGACGCGTCGGTCCGGCAATCACGATCGACCGAAGCCGATTTGGAAGTATCGGGACTACCACTTCTTCCATACCAGAAAGCCGGCGTTGTTTATGCCAGCCGGGCCAAACGCTGCTTCATTGCCGACGACATGGGATTGGGTAAAACTTTGCAAGCGATTGCGACTTTAGAAAACACACCGAACTCGTATCCTGCGTTGGTTGTTTGCCCACCGAATCTGGTTTTAAACTGGCAAAAAGAATACGGAAAGTGGTTGCCTGAAAGGCAAATCGTAACGGTTACAGACCGAAAGACTTTCCCTGAACATAGAGACTTTGATGTCCTTGTTATTGGATATTCCAACATTTCTCATTGGAGAAAACAGTTGGAGGGGTTCCGGAGTTACATTTTCGACGAATCGCATTACGTTAAAACACCAACGTCACAGCGCACCAAAACGGCCGTAAAAATTGCCAGAACAGCCCCGTTAGATGGCATCATTTTGTGTCTAACCGGCACACCGGTAACCAATCGCCCGGCTGAATACGCGAGCCAACTCGACGTTCTGGGAAAACTCAACACATTCGGTGGACTTTGGGGTTTTTACCGACGGTATTGCGGTGCTTTTAGGGACAGATTTGGTCAATGGAACATAAGCGGCAATTCCAACCTTGATGAACTTAATGAAAGGTTGCGTGGGAACTGTTATATACGAAGAACCAAAGACCAGGTTTTAAAAGATTTACCACCTGTTCGACACGCGAACATTGTTGTTTCCGGCAGCCCAACACAGATGGTCGAGTATCAAAAAGCGGAACGGGACATCGTAGAGTATTTAGTCGAACGAGCCAAACAAATTGCCGTCGAGATTGGTAAATCACCTGGGTCAGCAGCCGTTGTTGCGCGCATCAAAGCCGAATCGAACGAACACTTAGTTCGTATTTCTGTGTTGCGCCGTCTGGCTGCGAAGGCAAAAATGGACTCAGTTGTGGAGTTTATTGAATCTCACCGAGACGCAGGCTTGAAAGTCGTGGTTGCAGCACACCACCGGGAAATCGTCGACGAACTCGCCAACAAATTTGGGGGGCTTAAAATCCAGGGAGGAATGCTGGTTTCGGAGGTCGAAGATGCAAAGTCCCGTTTCCAAGATATGTCGATCGAAGATGCGCCGGTAATCGTTCTGTCGATCCAAGCCGCTAAAACCGGGCATACTTTGACCGCATCCCAGGACGTGTTGTTTGTTGAACTTCCATGGACACCAGCAGACGTAGACCAGACGTATAGCCGCTGCCATCGGTTGGGTCAACGGGGCTCCGTAACTGCAACTTATTTATTATGCGAAGGAACCGTCGATGAGGAGATTTATAACTTGATAAGCCGGAAACGCGGAGTGGTCAATGCAGCAACAGAGGGTGGAATGGTTGATCCAAGGGAGGAATCAGTCGGGCAAATGATTGTCGGCTTGTTTGCACAGCGAGGATTAAAAAGCACACAAAACCCTTAACCAGCAAGGAGTTCACCTAATGTTTGCTTGTTGGGACACCCATTTGCTATAATAGAGATATAAGAATACTTGACATAGACGGGCACAAGAGACCCGAGACCTATCCCATAACTGAAGGACAATCTTTTGATACGCAAAGCAACATTTCTGATACTTACTATTTATACCCTGACTTTTCTGGCTCCTGTCGCCAGAGCATCAGCACCCGATGACTCTTCCAAGAAGCAATTTGTTGCCCTAGCCCCCCTGAGTATCCTTCGGGTAGACCGTGTAGAAAACCCTGTAAAACCAGTCGTTTTCACGCACGGAGACATCAGTTGGTTGCCCGAACTGGCTACGAAAGCCGGATGGCAACCTGAACATTTCAAAAAGTTAGGCGAAATCATTCTTCGCGAATCGGGCGGATGCCCGAACCGTAAAGGCGGAGACATGGTTGATAAGAACTGCAACATCACAGGCGTCTCCGAACGGAATCACCGATCTGACACGGGACTACTGCAAATCAATGGCGTGAATTACGATATGAGCAGGAACAAATGGGCGGCTGTTTGCCGGGATCTAAAAATCTGCACCCAGGAACCATTGCTTGATGCGGTCACCAATCTCAGGGCAGGGAAACTCCTTTACGACTATTCGGGCTGGAGCCCGTGGGATGTATGCTCTTGGAACCCGACGGCAAAAGGCTGTAAATAAGCCAAATTCCTTTGTTTTGGTAGTTGCATAATCAATCCTCCTCATATAAACTATTGTGTATAAACTAAACAGACACCCAGGAGGTATCTGATGGCAGCGAATATTGAGATAAACAGAGATGGAACAGCACGGTTTGCGTATGCAGGCAACCAAACGCCGTGGCACAAACTCGGTAAGTCAATGAACGGGCTTCAAACCATTGACGCAATGTTGGAAGCGGCACAAGCGGACTACCAAGTGTTACTCACCAAGATCGCAGTAGTGGACGACGAAGGAAACATCATCAGGAACCCTGACGGCACACCCGTAGTCCTACAGGACGACAGGGCAACTGTAAGAATGAACGAAGATGGTTCGTTCTCTCCGTTCGCAACCGTAGGCACCCGTTACGAAGTTCGCCAGAACCGAGAAGTTCTTGAACGAGCAATGGCAGTTGTGGGTGCGTCAAAGGGCGATGCGGTTATTGACACTTGTGGTGTCCTCAAGGGTGGAGCACGATTCTTCGCAGGCATTGACTTGGGGACTCTAGTAATTGACCCAACGGGCGTGAACGACAAGATTGCGCGTTACTTGGTTGTGTCTCACGGACACGATGGTTTTTGGCCGATTCGATATGCAAACACCGATGTTCGGGCAGTATGTCAAAATACTGTAGTTATGGGTATCAAGGATGCAGAGCGTCTATTCACCGCACGACACACCCGTAATGCAGATGAATACCTCAACACAGCACAAGAGGCGTTACAAATCTCTACCGAGTGGGCAAAATCGTTCAAGATTATGGCAGAACAAATGTTGGCGATTCCTGTCCCTCAGGTATCACAGCGGATAGATAAGGTTCTTAACACAGTATTCCCAGTCAAAAAATCTGAAACCGATCCTCAGCGACGCAACCGTGAGGAAATCACGGGGACTATCCGAGCGTTGTATGGTTCCCAAAAGAATGCCGGTGGTTATGGTTTCAACGGATGGAGTATCTATAACTCAGTCGTTGAATATCTTGATCATCACCGTAAAGGCGATGCAAATGACCGAGCATTGGCAACCATTGAAGAAAATTCGTGGGTAAACAAAGCAAAGATCACCGCACAGCAAGCAGTGTTGCAACTCGCATAAATCTCACATCCCCTCGATGAGACTTGAATACCACCCCGACGCTGGGGTGGTATTCTTGTTTTATGGGCGACAGTTTATGGGACGATTTCATAGGTAAAAAGATAGAGTTACCCCTCACAAACATCCCGAAAGATTTATTGAGAGAGTTATCTGAGTTTGTTCAGAATGCTTTAGAGAAAGAAGACAAATTAATGAGTTTTACCACCGAGGTGTTAGATGAGTTATACCGAGAGATAGCCGATGATGATGTCGCCGCATCACATATCGTTTCCTACCTCCAACGCCGACACCATTGGGATGTGGAGTTGCTTGCCGAACGCCGAGATATAGACGAAATGCTGATGGCAAAACACAATATTTTTGACGAACACATGTGGGACAAAGTGATGAACACCACCGCAATATCCGATCTTCACCATGAAACCTTTAAACTCTCCCAGAAATACATTGCTCGCGCAATTGCGGAAGTATTGGCCAAAGACGGGACTGTCGAACAGCCGGCGTTTTAGATCAGATCTGCTGCCTCCAGCGGATCCCCCTCGATGATTTCGATTGCTGCTGTAAATCTGGTTCCTTCTTCGTTGTCCACAGATGTAACCTTAAACCCAAGCGAATCAAGCACTAAATTAGCCACACCTGCCATATCTTCTTCAAAAGCAGTGATTTCTTCGTCGGTCGTTTCGTCGTCGACCGCCAGGGAAACAAGAATATCGACCAGCAAATCATGGACTTTAAGCCGGGCTTCATCCGGAGTTGTCGCGCTCATGTGTTGTATCTTAGTCCCGTCTTGACTATAATTCAAGCAACTACCCAACCATAAGGGTTGGGATTTACATTAGGAGGATACGAAGTGAGTGCATCACCAGTAACACTGATTGGTAATTTAACCGCAGACCCGGAACTGAAGTTTCTACCAACAGGAGTTGGTAAGTTGGCTTTCAGCATCGCAGTAAACCATTATTGGACTGACACAGATGGTGAAAAACAGGAGAAGGTTTCCTTCTTCAACATTGTTGCGTGGCGCAATTTGGCCGATGATGCTGCGAACGTCCTGACCAAAGGTGTCCGCGTTGTAGTAACGGGACGGTTGGAACAACGCTCGTGGGACGACAAGGAAACCGGCGCGAAACGATCGACAGTCGAAGTTCTGGCCGACAATATTGGATTGGCCGTTGGCAACATTGAATCATTTGTTAGAAAGCAGAAACCAGAAGGACAAACTGGGAATTATGCACCGAAAGCAAAAGCGGCTTCTGGGTCGGTTCGGAACACACCGAAACCAATGGCTCAAGTTCAACTTGAAGAAGAAGAGGCTTGGTAAAAATCTAGTTCTCAAACTCTCCCAATAAATATCACCCGTGAGTGATGCTTGGGATGTTTGTTAGTTCCGTTCTTCTATATCTCTTTTATTGTGTGATCGTATTCTTTTTCTAGATTTTCGTGACGCATTGGGTTATAGAAATCGTTGTATGTTCGTTTGATATTCGGATTGCGTAATGGGACGAATCTGATACGCACCGTAGTCCACGGTTGCTTGACATACCACTCGTATGCTTCCTGACCGTTTGCGAACGCACCATACTGCTTTTCGCTTTCAGACGCAGTTCCGCTGACGGTCGCAATCAGGGGTGTTGTCGGGAACAATGTTGTGAGACGATACCAAACTTTTGCTAGTTGTCGTGTTTCGTTTTGTTTTGTTAGTTCTTCGTAGTTGTCTAGTTCTGTTGCTTGCTTGCTCATCGTATTGCCCACGCCCAATCTTCTTCCGTTGCTTGTTGCGGTTGTGGGTTCGCTACCACGACGGTTTCGGTTTTTAAGTTGTGTGCTACCACTCTGTCGTGTTGCACAAGAACTGTGATATCACCTGAGAATTCATAAAAATAGTCGCCGAGGTCTACTGCGCCGCATTTTGTATCTGCTACATATTGCGCGTATGCGAGTAGACGATCGGCTTCTGTTTCGTAATCGTCTTTCGGACGATCGGGGGGCATTTGCTCTTTTGGTTTACGCATTACTTGTAACTTTCTAGTAGTTGGTTGAATTCAACGCCGAGTTGATAGTTGTATGCGTGTGTATTCGCTGAGATTAGTTCGTCGTCCTGTTGCGACAAGTCCAATATCAACACACTGTCCGCACCCATGCCGTCTCGTCCAAGAACATTGACTTCAGTTTCGCCGTCCAACCAAGTTTCACGAACATGGTGGTGTCCGCAAACATGGAATTGTGGTGTTACTTTGTCAAGGATTTCTTTTACAAGATGTCGTTGTGCGATGGATATTTGTATGTCATCTTTGTATGTGATTTTCTCGCCGTTGTTATACGGTGCGTCGTGGGTCATCAAGATGTCTACAGGTTGAGGTGAGAGTAGGTCTACATCAAACGGGTTGATGAGTTCACCACGCCACCAAGATTCGCCTTCTACACGGTCTAACCAATCGACAGAATACGCACCTCCGTAACCCATCAAGGTGTTGCCTGCGATGGTGAAGCGACACCCACGAGGGATGTATTGACACCACTCGTTAGGGGTGTTGATAGGTGCGTGCTTACCGAATTTGTCGGTGAGGTCACGAAGTATGTCATGGTTTTCGTGGTTGCCGTCAATCCACAAGAACTTGATTTGTGCTTGTTCTGCGAGTTGCGCTACGCGATTTACGAACTTTTGTCCACGAGGTAGGTGAACCCAGTATCCGAAGTCGCCTACGGAGATGATGTGTGTGCAATCTTGTTCGCTCGCATATTTGATTACCCACTCTGCGTGTTTCGTGTCGCCGTGGATATCGCCGGCAAATAGAACTCTTTGGTTTAGTTGTCTAGTGTTGTCTAATTGTTTCATACTTCCATTATATAGCGTTACAGTCATATTGTCAAGCCCATAAACGCCCTATTTTAAAGGCTTTCTGTGATATATCGTGAAATAAGGTAGTGTATTTGCATGACCACAACAGAACTAATCGCCCGTATGCCCGAAGACTTCGTAGAACTGGTGGGTCGTTTTATCGCCGACCCCGATATCAACACCGAACATCTCGACGTTCAGGAACTAATGCCGTCGCAGCCGTGTGTGGCCCTCATCGCCAACCATCTGGGGCTCGACAAAGATCCGATCGGGACTGATGAGTTGGATCAGGCAAAAGCATGGCTCGATGAACAATCTTCTTGGCAAGACCGGTCGTATGCGGTTCAAAGAAAACTCGCTGAGAAATACCCGTTTGCTGAGGAGCAGGCACTAAAAGGTGAAATCCCAATGTGGATGAACGCAAAATGGGCACCAAAGTTATTATTTGCGTGGTCGGACGGTTTGCGTGATGCAGTCTTAGAAGCAGAAGAATATGTGGAGGAAGTCCAATGAACGAGGAAATTATGCCACCAGAAGACAATCTTGAAATCGCAATCGATGAGGCAGCGAAGGATTTGACCCCAACTCGATCCAGGCTCGTCGGTAAGAAAAAGAAGGACAAAGACGGGACTGAACTTTCCTCGCCGGCACAAGAACAGGTTTTGTTCCGGGCTTCAACTGAAGACAAACAAAAGTGGGAAGAATGCGCCAAACATTTGGGGATTTCTATGGCGGAGTTCCTGCGTGTTGCGGCTAATGAAAAGGTTGAAAGAAGCACTGTCGTATGTGAACACCCACAAGAGTTCCGTAAAACATATCCCTGGAGAGAGGATTGTTTGAAGTGCGGGAAGGTTCTGTGGGTTAAGAACGACAACGTCAACTTTGGGAATCGTCGTTAGTTGAAGCCCCGTAAACCGCTTAAACGATCGCCGCTGAAACGGTCCACAAAACCAATCAAACAGAAGTCGGCTAAACGGGAAGTTGCTGATGTGGAAAGACGCATCTTTGTCGCAATGATGCTGAACAAACACCCGTATTGTGTTGCGTGTCCTGTGTTCGCTGAACATGATGGCTTAGTCACTTATGCCCGTAAGCCCTCTCGTGACATTCACGAGTTAGTGCGTCGTTCTCAGGGTGGCTCAACGGTTAGTGAGGGGAACTGTATCGCTGTGTGCCGTCCCTGCCATACGAGGATAGGCAACTACCCTCAGTTGGCGTTTGACTTAGGGCTTGCTAAACGGTCGTGGGAATAACACCCGTAGCACTATTTTCGTTTGCGTCCATGTCTTTGTTCATGTCGAACGCCCATGCGATACAACCATAAACCGGCTAAGAGCAAGATTAACCCCGTGATGAAACTCATATAGTTTTATTCCTCTTACAAAAGTCAATGAACTTAGACATTACATAATCAACGAACTCTGATTTTACTATTGCTTCATCGTGTTCTTTAACAACAGTGAACTCAGGTAAACCTTTATCGTTGTAAACATAAGTTACACACTTACCTACACTCTCCCCGTGATACCCGTAGGTCGCCACAGTCAATGCCTCAGAAACAGGTGAATTGGGGTTGTGTTTATATTCGCGTGCTAGATCGCCTCTCTGATAATCGCCGATACGGTCTACAGGTTTGAGACGAACATAACTATCAACGACAACGCTGACAGTGTCAAACTCAGTTAACCCGTCACTGAACGCTTCACTCAACACATCAGGCAACGACTCAAAAGGATGCCCGTCCACGCCGCTTTGACGGCACTCGAATACATCACCTCTTTGAAAGACAACGAAAGACTGCATATCGCTAATGCCATTATCTTCTTTACATATCTCCGTCTTACGAAGTTGCGCTATCTTTGCGACCTTCTCTACCTCTAACGCTATGTCAATCATCTCTTTACCCGTGTGCCTTTTTTGTCAATCAACAAACATTCTCTATACGCCTCTGCCCTAGTGTCATGAGACGACACAGGCGAATTGTTATTGAGTGTGTCAATCACTAACCACTTAGTGGAAGGATATCTATCAGGTGATATGTCGTATCTATAATTCATCTCACTCCTTTTAATCTAGTAAATATTAATCTAGTAAATAATCTACAGACTCAATTATATAGCGACAAAAAGAATATGTCAAGTATCTACTTTTTCTGAAACAATCTCACAAACCAATAAAAAAACAAAGCAATAAAACAAATCAACAAAGAAGCAACAACATTCTCGAAGTTCGTGACAAACACAAACCACAACAACTCACAGATCCAATACAGGAAAACCATCACAAACAACAAAGGAACAAGCAGCCGCATCATGACGAGGCTAGAACCGGCTTTATAAACGGGACTGCCAACCTTTCTGCTCCTGGCCTATAGCGTGGGTAGCCCTGCGACAAATTTTTTGGCTGTAGTTCTTTTTTTAGGTTTATCTGACGGGGGACTGTTGAGTTGCTTTTGAAGTTTTTCATTTTCTTTTTCCAGTTGCGCTATTTCTTTTTCTAGTTGTTTGATTTGCTGGTCTATCGAGGTTTTGGGTTTTGGGGTTGTCATTGGTTGTGCTTTCTGGTTGGTGAATCATATTAATACAGGTGAGGTAGCCGATGGTGTCCAGAAGCGTGTCGTAATGGAGTTGCCCTTGGTCAAGGTTGGTTTTTAGTCTTGCGAGTTTGACTGAGACCATGAATAGTAGTGCTTCAGTGAGGGTGAGTTGTTTCCCTGTGAGTGCTTGATAGATGTTTATTACTTTGGTGTAGTCGTCTTTTGGGTGTCCGTAGGTTTTTTGACGGTCTTGGTTGACGATTTTGTAGGCTTCTTGGAGGATTTCGGTGCCAGGTGTGGGCTTATTTTGGGGTGTGGGTGTCATGGGTTTATTTTCGTGTTGCTTGGATGGTTGTCCATAGTGGGCAGTTGTCGTCGTGTTTAATTGTCATATGGATTAGCCCGTCTTTGATTTTGATTTCCGTGTCTGCGTTGCAGTGTTCGCATGCTTCGGTGTTGGTGTGGTTTCCGTCTTGTTTGGCGAATTGTTCCATGATGTTCATGGGCGTATTTTTCGGTGTGTTGGTCATGGTCGTTTTAGTTTATCTGTTGCGGGACTGTTGGGGCGGTTTTTAAATTTTGCGCGCGGCGATTTCCCTCATCTATTTTTTGTTTTCTGAGCATCCGTTTGTGTGCTTTTGTGCCGGGTTTGGGTTTGTGTTTTATTTTTGGGTTGTCTATTTCGTATTGGGTGAGTGCTTTTTCGGTTGTTTTGGTTCCGTCTGCTTTGGTGATAGTGACGGGTGAGTTGAGGTTTGGTTTGTAGGCTTTCCCTGAAAGATATTTGTCGTTTTGGGTGTGGCTTGGGATGTATCGGGAGTGGTTGCCCGAGTAGTTCATTTTTGTCATGGTTTGTCCTTTCTTTTGTGTATGGCACAGTATTTGTCTGTGGGGGTGGTTTGTCGTCTACATGGGGTTCCGCTGTATGCGGTTTTTGCGGTGCATTTTCGGCGGTTTTGGTTCATGGGTGTTAGTTGTTGTTCCAATTCATTTGTAAACCTGGGAGTGTTCTTAGTCCAAAGTCTTTTGTGGCGATTCCATTAGGGTTTGACACAGTTGCTCTAGCGTAGAAACTTCCAGTTATTTTGTTTACTTTGTTCCAAGATGCAAATGGGCTTTTACCTGGCGCTGAAATATCAAAGCCCATAGAACACCATCTCAAATCACAGTTCCAACTGGAGTCAAAGTATGGGCTGGCAGTGAACGAGTACACAATTTGTGTGTATGCCGAATCTAACGCTATTTGGAAGGTGTATGTGGTGGTCGTGTTGGTGCTTGTTTTTAGGTAATATCCAACAACATTGCCGTAGATAGAGTACCCACCGTAGTCCTCCCATCCATCTTGAATTTCTGGTTGTATTGAGTTTGATGATCTTTTTAGGCAGACAAGGTTTCTACCAAAGTCGCAGTCGTAGTATCTCCACAGCAGTAGGTTGCCGACTCTTTGGCATTGATAGTTCCAGCCATCTTCGCCAAGAATTAAATTTAAGTATTGACTTGTTCCGCAACGATATTCACCTGATGCGGGGTGGCTAGGTACGGGCAGGATAACTGAGGGCACTTCATTGCTGAGTTCATCTAGTGGATCCGCAAGTGCTTGGACAGTTATGCCATTTTCTGTTTGTGAGCCTTGGTCTGCTGGTGGGTTTGCGAGCGCAGAACCTGCCGTGAACATAGAGAAAATTAGTGTCAGAACAATGCTTGCTGAAATTTTTTTCATAGTTTAGTAGTGCTTTCTATTTAGTTGTAGTTTGTCGGTTTAGTTTATCTAGCGAGGGACTCGCTTATGTATATGTTTAGGGTGTCACAGGTAATTCGGAGTATTAAGTTGCGAGATATGTATTAAACGAGTGTTTTCTGAATCATAGTCTGACACTGAGCCTATCTCCCACGCTTCGGTTTGCCTAATCCACCCATATAGATGAACCTCTCGTAGTTCGGGCATAACGGGTTTTGCGACCCATAAAACAAGTTTCGCAATACTGTTTTGATGCTTTCGTACTGCGGCGGAATCTCGTGTTCTGAGCCTGCGTACTTCTATGTTAAGGCCGACATCGGGGATATGACGATATTTATTGTGTTCGCTTGCGTGCCATACATGACCTGACCAATAACGGTTGGTGTGTTTGGCTACCGCTAGTTCGCAGACTGCCGACGCCACCTGTGCGGTTCTATTGTCTTCTTGGCGAGTTTTATCTTGATAGTGCGATGCGTCTTGTTTGTCCCAGTTGGCGGTATATCTGCGTATGCCGACATCGCAGGCGTGCTCATATTCCCACGCTTCTAATTTTATTATGACGGGTTCCATTTCGCTCCTATTTATTCCATATAGAAAATTTAGATAATTGCTGTTCTTTACGCCAACGAACGAGTCCGTTGTTGGAGTTGTTCTGCTTTTGTGTTCGTTTGTCTTTTTGGCGACGCTGTTCCGCTAATGCCACCAATGCACGATGCCCACCTGGGGTAATTTCGTAAACATATCTTATGGAGCCATTGTCGTTTGTTCTAAACGGGGTTCCAAGCCTGTATTTTTTCAAATAGCCCAATCCAGTGAGTGCGTGAAGGGACTCATCTAATCTCTTGGGATCAATACTGTTTAAAACAAATTTCTTGTAATCATTTGAGGAAAATGCTTTGTTTCTTCTAAATCTCGCATAACACAAAATTTTGTACGCCCCCGAACCATAACGAAGAAACCTGCCTGGATTATTGATTGGATTGTATTTCATCAATTAAATTTACCTTGAATAGTCTAGTTTTATGGGTTTTCTCCCCAAAAATTTTATAACGAGGAGACTTAAAAAATAAAATTAGTAATTTGCGTGTGCGTCAACAAAATTAAGTACGCGCTCTGCTGTCGTATCTCCATCTGTGCCGGGATCTGTTTTTAGCCAGCGAATAAAGTCGTACCATTTTCGTTGTTGGTCAGGGCTGTCAAATACGAGCGTGTATTGAACTATGGTTTTTGAACCGTTCGCCACCACAGATGGCGCGCCTTGAGTTACTGCTTGCTGTATGTCCGTGCCTTTAGGTGCGGTGAGCATTGTTTCACCGTTTTCCATTTGAGTGCTTATAGCAGTTGGGTTATTTGATGATTCCGTCGTTGTTATTGATTGAATGACTGGTGCTTCGTAGGGTGCATCATCCTCTTGATAGTAATCACCTTCCATGGCGGCTAAATCAAATTGATCCCAGCCAAGTGCATCTATCAAATTGTCGTACTGTTCCCCGACCTCTCCAAGGAGTTCAAAAAGCATGTTGCTGTCTGTGGTGCCGAGTTCATTTGTTCGGTTGTCTGCTAGGGCGTAAGCAATAGCGCTTTCTGTATTGCCTTCAAATTTGACGCAAGCAATTTTATCCCAACCAAGTTTTTTAGCGGCTTCGTATTGGTGGTTTCCTGCAATGATTGTTGAGGTTCCATCTTTATTATCTTTAATCACGATCGGTTTTACTTGACCGAATTCTTTGTATGAGGCGACAATTGCGTCTATGTTGCCTTTTCTTGGATTGTTCTCTAGGTGAACAAGTTCTGAGATCGGAACAGCCAAGTGCTCAATGTTTTTGTGAATATTAGACATTTATAATCCTGTTTGTATACGAACATTGGCGTTCAATGTTCTGAGTGCGTCCAGTGATGTTCGCACGGTTAAAAGTTTTTCTCTTTTGGATTTAACTAACGCTTCGCTAATCTTATACGAATATGCTTCGTCGGAAAGTTTGTAGTCCGCCCACGCTTCACGCTCCTTGATACTTCCTTTGGCGGCTAGATATTCTTTAGCCCAATTGCCTTTCATAAGTGCATCTTTTTTTGCGGCATCTACTGCGAGAACTTCGAACGCCTCGGTTTCTTCTTCGAGAATACTCAACAAGCGCATAATCTCCGACTCAATTTCCACCTGAGATATGGGTTGCGACCTAGTCATTTTTGTCCTTTTCTATTTCCTTGAAATCACATTTGTCTAATCCGAGCATTTGTTCTTTTCGCCATTCGTATTCAGATAGACCTAAATATGTAAGCGTCATTTGTTCAAGTATCCATGCGTCACATTTGTCGCTTCCATCAGTACCTGTAAACATTACCCCTGTTTTCTGTGCCACAGCGCTCATAACTTCTATTTTCCCTGAATTACCTTTTCCTGTAGCAAATTTGGCTCTACAAGTTGGGGGGATAATGACTATGGGCAGACCGAGTTCTTTCAAGGCGACTTTCACAACTCCGCCTAGTTCCCCAATGGAGTGGGCTTGAGAGTATTGAGAAGCATACGAATAACCTTCAATTGCGACTATCTCTACTTTTTCGTTTTTTGCGATTTTTACGATTTCGTCACGAATCTCTATGAGGCGTTTTGCGCCCCTATTTTTTGACTTTATGCTCTGAGTTGACCCACCGACGCTTACCCCCGTGCTCGTCAGTGAGAGATCTAGACCCATCACATTTTTTTTCACAGCCGCAACATTACTACAATAAATGTGTGATAAATAAAAAGTCTGCCCCGCAAAAAAATATTGTTTCCATTGACAAACAAGGGGCTTGGGGTGATGTTTCGTATTATCATAAACTTGACTGTGGGCATATAGAAGTTCGTAAACGAGCATCAACAGCCCCAAAAATTGCATGCACGTGGTGTGTTATTGGTGAAGAAAAGGGTAGAGAACTCAAAGCATTAACCATTATTCAACCACCGACACTTGAGGAGGTGTGGGACTTTTACGATGACTCAATAAACGAGGAGGTCAATGTTGCTAAGTTGCGTGCCGGAATTGCCAGCGCAATAGGTTGTCCACAGGACAGTATTGAGGTGATATCTGAGGTCGGCGAAGACAATGTTCTCCGTGTTAACTATGTAACAATTTTTTTAGACATCGAACTTGCAAAAAAGATTGGAAAATACCAAAAAAATGTTTGATGTCTTATCAATAGCGGTGTATCGTTAGCCACGAAAGAACCAACCATCTTTTGGGGGCAAAATGGAATCATTGGATATCAAAGATTTTTTTGACACGACAAAAGCGGCTTGTAGGGGGAAAGATATAACTTTGTTCTATCCGAATCTTCCGCCTCGCCACCGTAAACCGTCACAGACAGAAACCGCAAGACAGATATGTCAGGAATGTAAAGTTATTGATGGTTGTTTGGAGTACTCGCTTTATTTTGAACCCCTTGGAGTTTGGGGTGGCAAAAACGAAGTTGAAAGAGAAATTCTTAGAAGGCAAAAACATATTGATTTACCCGCTGACCGTAAGGCGTCTCACTCTGTAAGACGGTCGGTGAACAGCGGTCGGGTTGACAGAATGGTTAGAAGATTAGAATCTGCAAATGACTAATGTTGCCGTCGCTGCTCATGTAGATAGGTTTTTATCTAAACTAAACGGCGTTCGTTCGTCTAGTAACGGCTGGGAAGCAAGATGTCCTTGTCGTAACGACGACAATAACCCGTCTTTGTCTATTGCTCTCGGACAAGACGACAAGGTGCTTGCTACATGCCACAGGGGTCAAGGTTGTTCAATCGTTGAAATCTGCCAAGCAGTTGGTCTAAAGGTCACTGATTTATACCCTCCGAGAAAAGAAGAACGAAAACTATCGTTGGTCGCCACATACGATTATCGAAATGAAAAGGGTGAATTGTTGTTTCAAAAACAGCGATTCGTTGATCAATGGGGCAAAAAAACTTTCCGTCAAAGAAGACCCGATCCAGCAAACCCCGGAAAATATATTTTTTCCCTAGACGACACACCAAAGATTCTTTATAAATTACCAGAGATAATTGAGGCGAAAAAAAACAGCGAAATAATTTGGCTTGTGGAGGGCGAAAAGGATGCCGACAATATCTCCAAGTTGGGATTCTGTGCCACCACACCACCTAACGGTGCTGGTAAATGGCTAGATATCCACACTCGCGCTCTTGAGGGGGCTCAAGTATGGATAGTCGCCGACAACGATATTGTCGGAAGACAACATGCTCAAATGGTTGCAAAAACTTTAGAGAAAAACGGGTGCACTGTTATTTCTTGGGTCCCACCCAACAATTTTAAAGATGTTTCAGAATTACTTGGTGCTGGCAAAAGTCTTGATGAATTAATTGAACTCAAAAACGCAGAACCCCTAAGTGGTGAAGTCGAACACGAAGAAGAAGAGGAACAAACCGACGCAATCATTGAAGCCACGACACCCCTAGATTCTTTGGCTGAACAACTTTCAAAACTTTTAACCCGAATTGACATAAGCGAAACAGTCCGCTTATCAAAAGCATCTTTATTAATAAATTCTTTCGGACATGAAGATCAAATTGACCGAGGAAGGCTCGTAAATTGGTCGGATTTTCTTCTTGAGAATGCAAACGACGAGTACGATTGGGTGATTCCAAATGTTCTTGAGCGTGGCGAGCGCGTGATTGTTGTGGCTGCAGAAGGCGTTGGCAAAACGATGCTTGCTAGACAGATTGCGATTTGTAGTTCTTTTGGCATTCATCCATTTACTCTGTCAAGGATGAAACCAATAAGAACCCTGACAATTGATCTTGAAAATCCCGAAAGAATCATTAGACGGACATCGTCAAACATTATGGGTGCTGCTCGAAAATTTGGGTATGTTCAGGGCAGCCCTGAATGCCACATTTTGATAAAACCGGCTGGCGTTGATTTAATGCGCGCCTCCGATAAGTCAATTATTGAAGAAGCGGTTGAGACAATAAAACCAGACTTAATCCTCCTTGGTCCAATTTATAAATCATTTATTGATCCAGGTGGTAGGACATCTGAAGCCGTGACGGTAGAGGTGGCAAAATATTTTGACATGTTGCGCGACTACTACAACTGTTCGCTTTGGCTTGAGCACCACGCCCCACTGGGGACTTCTTCGTCTTCAAGGGATCTGCGCCCATTCGGTTCTGCTGTATGGTCGCGTTGGCCTGAATTTGGTCTTTCTCTTACGCCTGATCCGACTGCGGTGGGTGAATATGTTTATGATGTCAGCCATTTTCGTGGTGCGCGAGACTTGAGGGAATTTCCAACTAAAATGAGGAGAGGTAAAGTTTTCCCATTTGAAGTTATTGAGTTTATGAAAGCATCGTGATATGGCAGAAAAAGGTCTAACTAGAGAATTTCTTGCCGAGCGAGATTTGCGTATATTTAAAATGCGTCAGGCTGGTGTTCCGATTGCAGAAATAGCCCGAAGGTTTGGTATCGGTACATCCAATGTTTCAAATTCCGTTAAAAGACAATTGAATAAACTTAGCCAAGAAGCATTGCTAATTTATCCAGAGGTTCTACAGATGGAACTGGAACGATTAGATGCCCTTCAATCCGCAATCTGGCCCCTAACACAGCATCGTAAAACCAAAATGGATGACGGCACTGAGGTTTCTATTGAGCCAGACATTAAGGCGGTTGCAACAGTTCTTTCGATTATTGATCGCCGTGCAAAACTTCTTGGCATGGAACAAACAAATGTGAACGTACAAATGGATGTTCGTGAAACATCACCAATTCGCGCCGTACTGGCTGGTGCGCCAGGCGTTGTTCAGGCTGAAAAATTTGATTCCGAGGCTGAGGCTAAGAAACTTTTAATTCTTATGGGCGACGCAGGTATTATGCCAAAAGAAACAATCAAAGAACTCCTAGGCGATTTACCCGCTCTCAATGAGGGCGATGATGATTCTGAGAACACAGAAATCGTAGGGGAAGATTTAGTCTAAATTTTAAATATCGTCTCTGTAGAATATTTCAAAACCACAATGCATAACCGCCGAAGCAAGTGTGCCAAAGTAGGTTTCTCGATTTAATGAGTCATCAATTAAAGCAGTTTCTAATCTTAAAGATGCTTTTAAAGCAGCAGGGTATTCAATATCTCTCATAACTTTTCCGCCATCAAACCATAAGGCGTCACCGAAGTTCACTTTTCTTCCAAGTTGCACCTGATATGGCATTGCTACAAATATGTGATCATCAGATTTTAGGTGAACAAAAGATATACATTCAGTAACTGGTGAATTTCGTTGAGCGAATAATTGAGCAAGGTCTTTCCCGCTTGTTTCTGCTGGGGCGATTGAGCAATACCCCTCTGCGGCAAGTGTGAACTCCGTTATTCCCCAACCTCGTCTCATGATTACAGAAGCCTCAATGACTGACGCAATTCGATCATCTTTTGGGATTCCAAAGGTGTTTTTTAGTTGCACCACGGTTGATAACTCGTTGTTTTTCCAACCGAATATATTGATGTTTAGATCTGAGCCAATACCATCTTCCTCAATAAGCGACATTTTGGCAGTTTTTATAGACTCAACACAAAGGGCTATTTTGTCAAGATCCGTCTCGTAAAAACCTGTATACATATTGATGAACCCTACTTCATAAAGGATCCGCTCAATTTAATGGGGTTGCATTTGGGTGATAATTTTTATACTAGGGTTTTGATATGACAAAAAACCCATCAAAAAAACCATCAAAAACAACCCCAAAAAAGAAGCCGGCTGCAAAAAAAGCGCCATCGCCCAAGAAAACGGCGACTACCCGCCCAGCGGATGCCGATCGTTTGCAAACGGCGACTGAGGCAAAGCAACGGTTTGTGAGTGCGGAAAATTTAATGAAAGCAATTGCTGAACAACCTCCAATTGTTAGGGCAAACGACATTAAATCCTCTTCTCTTCGTAAAAGGATGCTTGCTTGGTTTAGGGCTTCCAAATAGCCACTTTTGGTAAGCAACCCTTAAAATTCGTTTATTTATAGTTACTTTTTACAACATTTAAATGTTGTATGATTTATCTACATAGAATTCTCTTTGACTTGGAGGTCAAATAATGTCAGCATCAGCCCCACTTCTTCTCCCAATGACAGTCACAGGCGCATGCGCAACAACATCTTCGGTTGTTGTTCGCACTCCTGTTGCAGGTCGTGTCCGTGGCATCACAGTTGCAGTTGGTACTGCTCCTGCGGGTTCGGCACTCAGCGGAACTGTTCGCAAGGCAACAGCCGCAGGAACAGTTATCGGAACTTGGTCACTTGCAGCCGCCGCCACTTCGGCAGTAGCAACAATGTCAACAGTAGACGGTGCCGATGAACTCGCCTCTGACGACTTGGTTTACCTCGTAGTTGCCGCTGTAGGTTCAGGAACTGCTGGTTCAAACTTGACCGCTCTTCTTCAGATTGATCAGTCAGCAGACCAAGACGGTTCAGATGTTCGCAGCACTGCGGTTCTCCGTGGTAACCACCCAGGTGGCGTAGTCGCCTGATTTTAAGTAAGTAAGTAAAAGAGAATTAAACCCGACAAACATTTAGTCCCCCACTTCCGTGCAGGTCGGTGGGGGACTAATTGTATTTATGGGCGTAAAAATGTTATAGCGACTCTCTCGCTTGCTCTTACGAGTAAAAAAAGTGCCTCGGTTTGTGTGTGTGTTGAACACCATTCCGAGATCTCTGTATCAGTAATGAGTTCTAAATATTCGCAAAAGAATCTTGCCCTGCCACACATAAACGGTGGTACACCACACTCTTCTGCTTCCATGAAGCCTTCTGCTAAAAGTTTTTCTTTAGCGCCACACGCAAGAAGTATTGCACCCCATATATCTATTTCTTTCGTGTAGGGGTCATAGGTCGCGTGGTTAGAAAACCCGTGTTTTTTTATGTGTTGAATAGCCTTGTCATAGATCTCGTCGGCTTCAAGTTGTTTTAAAGTTGGGAACATTCCTGTATGGGGCTATTTAATTGGACACGCACCTGTTGCGCAGTCGTCAAGCGATAATTCTGAACCCGTTGCCTGACTTAATGGCAAAGATGGATCAATTTTCTTCACAAGAGCATCATAATCGGCTTGGCCGATCTGTTCATATGGAGGAAGCGGGAAGTTGTGGTCTGCGTGTAGGAGAAATGATACCGATTTGACACCAGTATCATAATTCTTTGACAACCATTCTTTGATTAATTCAAGTTCTTCTTTCCTGTAATAAACGGTTACCGATACGGCGTTGTCTGCCCACTCTGTCTGCATCTTTTTGACCCATTCAAGTTGTTCTACCGCCGTCATGTTCTCGGCGAGAACCGCATTATCTGGTGACTTGCATGGAAACTCAACTACATAGCGTGAGTGGTCTTCTCTGCCGTCAATACCGATATCCCAAACAACCTTGTGTCCTCTCGCACGCAAGCCTGTCACAAGGGCGTCAGACGCACCAAAACGCACCCTACGGATGTAGAACGGCGCAAATGCGGGATGAATGCCCGGAGTGATACCGGGGAGCAAGGAGAGCGTTCCTGACGGTTGGACTGTAGTTAGTCTGACGGAACGAGGGAAGCCTTTTTCCTTTGAGTAATAGATGTCAAATTCGTCTAGGTGTTTGTAAGCCTCGTCCAGCCAAGAAACTTGCTCTGCTGAAGCCTGTAAAACACCAGAGATGCTTTGTCCCAGTCGTGCGTTTTTCGCAACGATTGCGTTTGTTTTTGCATAAGGGTAGACAAGACGGGTGATCTGTTTTTGAACCATGTAAAGAAGTTCTGATAATTCTTTGAATTGTTTGATGTCGCAGATATTGGGTAGGAATATGGTTGACAGATTGCATGACTCTCCGTCACCTAAACCGATCTCGGCACATGGGTTGAAACCTTCAATGGTTTTATCTGCTCGTTCCTCTTTGAGACGACCGTATTTGCGGGCGAGACGGCGGTTTACGAGACCGTAAGGTTCCCCACCGCCCGTATAGCCCTTCCATAGTTCGGGCATGATGTGGTCGTAGTAGTCGGCATAGATGCTGTTGTTTGAATTTGCTCGGTAGCCAGGGATGTCTCCCGATGCCCAATTTTTTGCTCGCAAAAACAGAACATCGTCAGGGTCGCCAATAGCGATCTGTGCAGAGCGTCGTGATGAACCTGAGACAACTACTCGACCGATGATGTTGCATATGTCCAAGACATCAATTGAGCGAAGTTTCTTTCCCTCTCGTGCCTCCATGACTTTACAAATATCTGCAATTCCGTCAACCAGCGCGCCGGGTCCGCTTGCTGTACCTCCAAATGTTTTGAGGGGGGCACCGAATTCTCGGATAAGAATCGTTGAGTATGAGAACGATTTACCTGTATCAAAATATGATTTCAATACGCTGTGCAGTAGTCGTCGCCAACCTTGACGAGAATCGGGAACAATGATGTCTGCGTCGTTTGAACGCTCGTGAGTGATTTTTACATTAGGGAGAACCTTTGGAAGATCGTGTATTTTTGCTCGTTCCACAGAGAACCCAACACCACCGCCAAGCATTAGGTGGTCAAAAAGAAATTCAAAATCTTCTACTTTTTCTATGTTTACGAAATAGCAGTTATTGAGCGATGCGGCGTTAAATTGTTTGATGAGTGGTGTCCCAAGTTGCCAAAGAGCACGACCCGAGAATGAACCACGCAAATTGAAAACATGATCAAAAAGTTTTTCTGCTTGAGTCTTAGTAAGAGGAGTCCCAATATCTATGGCTCCGTTCACACATCGTTGTACAGTTTCAAGCCAAGTTTCGTTGCGATTCATGTCTTCAATGCGTCGAGAATATGTGCGAAGGTAGACAACTTCTCCTAGCCCATTAAATCCCCAAGGAGGTGTCTGTGTCTTGTATTGGTCAACAAATTCTTGGGATAGATGGGCAGTCATTATGTCCTCTTTCGGCGCATATGGGGATATGGGTGAACAACCATATTACAACACGGGAGATTTTAAGTAAAATGCTAATTGCGGGTAAGGTTGTATTTTCTTGCTTCGGCCAGCGAGATTATTTGACCTTTGGCGAATTTCCGTACTTTTGCGATAACACCAGTAGACACTTCCTCGGGGGCAAAGAAATCTTCTTCCACACGAAATGTTTGTTTTTCGTCTAATGATTTAAAAAGCCCCAACCCAAGAAGTTTCTCAGGCGGTTTGTGCCCTTTGGGCACACAATTCCCTGTCGGGTCGCCACAGACAATGCACGGCTCTCCTGTGGCACGAAGAATTTCTATATCGCCATAGATGTATTCAGGCATAAACAATGATACCTCCTGCCCGTAAAAGGAAAAGGAGCACCTTGCGGTGCTCCTAACCTCCTACGCACGGGGGGGGTGCGTAGACTTTTTGCTCCAAGTACTATTTCTTGGTTGCGAACTTGTTTTCTGACTTCATTGCTTTCATTTCTTCCGCAAAGAGTTCATCAAATTCTTTGCTGTATCGTGTTTGGAGAACAAATGATGCTCGTCGTTTTGCTTCGTTGCGACGCTTTGCTTCAATCTTCCGAAGTTCGGCTCGTCGTGTGCGCTCTTCTGCGGGTAGTGGTTTGCGACCACGGCTAACTCCGAGTTTCTTTTTAAGTTGCTGATATGTAGTTGTAGCCATTAAGGGCTCCTATTTCTTTCTGTCTAGTGGTTTATATTTTCTTGAAATAGAGACTAACTTACGCCCAAGAATAAAACAACCTTTTTATATTTAAAACCACAATATATTC